CCGCACCCGCCGCGAGAAGGCCGCGAGCCGGGCGTTCGCCGCCTCCATCTCCCGGCTGAGCCGTCCGAAGCCACGCGACCCGGCCTCGCCGACACCCTCCAGCTCGGCGCGCACCTGCCGTCCGCCCACTGCGGCGAGGCGGACGCTAACCCGTTTTTCTGCCATCGGTCAGAGTCCTTGCTTTCGCCGCATGGGCGTCTTACGTTTTAGCCATCGATCACATGAGGGTATGACCATGGCCGAGACCGCGACACTGTCCTCGAAGTTCCAGATCTCGATCCCCAAGGCGATCCGCGCGGCGCAGCACTGGGAAGCCGGGCTGACCTTTGCCTTCATCCCGAAAGGCACCGGCGTCCTGCTGGTGCCGGTGCCGAAGCGAGAGGCGCTGAAAGGGCTCGCGCGCGGAGCATCTGCCACCGACTATCGCGACCGCTCGGACCGGTTCTGATGATCCTCGTCGACACGTCGGCCTGGATCGAATGGCTGATCGGCTCGCCAACTGGCGAGAAGCTGTCCGGGCAGTTGCCCGAACAGGGCGAGTGGCTTGTCCCGACCATGGTTCAGCTCGAGCTGGCGAAATGGCTGAACCGCGAGGTCGGCGAGGACAAGGCCGATCAGGTCATCGCCTTCACGCAGGTATGCCAAGTGGTGCCGCTCGACACCGAGATTGCGCTCGCGGCGGCGGAGTCGTGCCGGGAGCATAAGCTGGCAACCGCCGACGCCATCATCTTTGCAACTGCGCGCGCGCAAAGTGCGACGCTCCTGACCTGCGACGCACATTTCGAAGGACTGCCGGGCGTCACCCTGATCGAGAAGATCAAGGCCTGACACCCGGGCCGCCGTTCGCACTCAGCTCCTCGTTCAGCTTCCGCACCATCACCGCTTCGATGACGGGCAGCAGTTCGGCCATCTCGAGCGGCGGGACGCCGAGCGCGTCGCCGAGCGCCAGCGCCGCTGACAGGTCCCAGCCGATCACCGCGCCCGGCAGCACGCGCAGCTGACCGCCGAGGCGGCCGACGAGGTCCCAAACCTGCCAGCCCTCAAGGGTCAAAGGACGGTTCAGCCGCGCCGGGCAGTCCGGGCAGGCTTGCTCGCTGCCCTCGTAGGGTGCGCAGGCTTCGCAGTATCGGTCGCCCCCGCCGAAGGACCATTCGGCGAGAGCGCGGAGGCGTTTTTTTCCTGTTCCAGCAGCAGGCCCTTGGAGACGTAGGTCAGCTGGAAGGCCTCGAAGATTGGCCAGACATCGAGCAGCGCGTCGATGGCCTCGGGGCCCGGGTCGATGGGCTTCCCGTCAGCATCGCCGATGCCCTCCCAGGCGAGCACCGCGCGGCGCGCGAGCGCCTTGGCGAAGGCGACGGCGCGCTCCTCGTCGGAGGCCTCCTCGGGAACAGCCTCGACGGCCGGGTCGCTGCGCGTCGCCACCATCAGCGCAGTGGTCAGCGGGCGCAGCTGCACCCGGACGCTGGGGGCGAGGTCATGCCAGCGCGGCGCGTTGGTCAGGTCGAGCGTCAGCATCAGTAACTCTCCACGTCGTTCACTAGGGTGGCGGTGCACATCCGCCCAACCACGCTGTCGCGCGCCGCCTGCCAGTCGAAGGTGGCCTGCACGCCCTGCGGCCCGGAGATCTCGATGCGCGGGCGCGGCAGGTAGACGGCGTGCACGGTGAAGGTGAAGCTTTCGCCGGAGGGCAGCGCGTAGCCGAACTCGAGCTCGCACGGATCGCCGTTGATCGCCTGCGTCACCAGTGTGCTGTCGGCGAAGCGGACCTCAATGGACCCGGTGAGCGCGGCGATGGACGGGTCCGCGCCGTCGATGCGGCCATCGTTCCGGATGGTCTCGATCCGGTCGAGGTTATTGGCGTAGGTGATGTCGGCCGAAATCACGTTGCCGAGGGCCGATCCATTCCGGGTGATCGATCCGTTGAAATGGCCGAACCTCTTAAGCTCCAGCGCGGCGGGTGTCCCGGCGCTGGAACTCGTGCCCACCGTCTCGCCCTGCGCGACCAGCCGTGCCGTGGCGGTCAGCAGGCCCGAGCGCTGCATCTGCCAGGTGATCTGGTCGAGCACGCAGCCCGAATACATGGCGTAGCGCGGGACCTCCGGCATGCCGGTCTCGATGGAGAGGCTCGGCAGCGTCCAGGCGCCCGACTGGAATTCGTGCGTCCAGGGCCCGGTGCCGGTCGTCGTCGGCGCGCCGAAGGCCGCCTTCAACCAGAAGCCAAAGGCCTCGGCGTCGAGCGGCACGACGACGTCGCCGTCTGCCGTCACCGCATCCTTGATTGGCGCCAGCGGATCGCGGCCGTAGCCGAGAAGCTCGGAGTTCAGGAGCGGTTGCTCGGCGCCGAGCGACGTGCTGGCGAAGGGCATCTTCGTGAAGCCGCCAGCTGGCGGCGTGCCATAGACGGTCTCGAACGCAAGCGCCATCAGCGCCCGCGCCCCCTGGGCTCGTGCCATGGTGATCTCCTTGATGATGTCGAAGCGCGGTTGCGTTTGGTCAGGCCTTGCCGCACATGACGTTCATGCGCAGTACTCGTCACAATTGCCCGCTCAGTATTTTCGGTCGGTCGATCATCACCAGGATGATCGTTTCTGTCCTCGCGATCACGGTTCTTTCGGTTGGCCCCGTCTCGGCACAGACGAATACCGTGGGTGGGGCGGTCCGCTACGTGACGGACGGCGACACCTTCTCACTTCGCGGCGTTGAACGGCCGATCCGTGTCTGGGGCCTCGACGCTCCGGAGCGCAACGAGCGCGGCGCTTCCGCGGCAACGTCCACTCTGCGGCGGCTGGTCGGCGGGCAAAGCCTGACCTGTCGCGTACGCGATATCGACCGGTACGGACGGATCGTCGGGCAGTGCTTCCTCGCCGATGGCCGCGATGTTGCAGCCCAGATGATCGCTGCCGGAGTGGCCCGGGAATACTGCTACTTCTCGGGCGGCTACTACGGCACCTGTCGCGGCAACTAACCCGTCGGCTCTACCCAAGAGGGTCGGCCGTGGAGTAGTGAAGCAAAACGGGGATCACCGCCGCCTTGAGGCTCGCGGCACCCTCGACTGGCAGGTCCACTACCCGCGGCGCTTCCGCCTCGACCCAGTCGCAGAGCCCGCCCAGTGTCCGGTCGGCGGCGAGCGCCGCGCCGATGCTGGCGGTCAACGTGTCGAAGGTGATGTCACGGTCGGCGCCTTGCACGACCGCCTCAATCTCGGCCCGGTGCTGGTAGTGGTAGGCCAGCGGTGACAACGTCACCTCCGGCTCTCCGGGCTCACCGTCGCGCAAGATAAGCAGGCCGTTGGCCGGCACGCGCTCGGGCAGCACCTCGCCGCGCAAGGCAGTGGCGGGCAGCGCCGAGAGCCGCGCATGCAGCGCGGCGAGGATGGTTTCGCGTGGTGTGGGCATTTCTGTCACGCGACTCCGCGCTTGACGTTTGTCTCGAGGGTGTTTGGATTAATGAAGGCCGCGCGGAACCAAGCGGTGGGAGGAAAAATGCTGCTCGATCCGCATAGACTCGAAGAACAGCTACGAGAGGCAACAGCCATCGACGCTGACGTCCGCGACGCGTATTTGACCTTTGCCCATGCTCAATTCCCTGGCGGGGCCACGGTGCGCCCGGCCGGACATGGTTACATAGAACGAGAACTCCGTTTCGAAGCTAAGGGCGACTGGCTGTATTCAGCGGTCCTGAATCAGAAGTGGGTCCTGTGGTACTTTCGGAAGCCTGCCTTGAATGCAGGGCTTATTGATCCGGGCAAAACCAAAGAGCGCTTTCCCGCTTCGGAAGAAACGTCACGCGGGGAAATCAAGCTTCGCGTTCGTAGTTCGGCAGAGGCGCTTGCTGTGTTGAAATGGGTGGGCGCTGAATAAGGCGCCTCGTTGAGCGTCCGGCGGTCTCTTCGAATGGTTGCGCACTCATCCAAGCCGCCCCTCAACCCAATTCGCCACGATCAACCCCGGCACGCTATCGAGTGCCCGCCCGGCGTCCCTTTCGAGGTCGAGCCGCTTGGGCAGCTTGACCTGCGGGACCAACAAGAAGATCGGCACCGTCGTGCGCCCGCGGCCAGTCTTCGACCGCGACGCGACGCCGAGCCCCCGGCTGTTCAGCCGTCCTTCGGCAACGAGCAGGCTCGGCCCACGTCGGCGGTAGACGAAGCGCAGCCGCAAGCCCCGGCGGCGTTCCCATTCGCCTGGGGTGAGCTTGGCACCTCGAAGGCCGCGGCCGGCGGCTTCGGTGGGGATCGCCAGCCAGAACCCATCCTTCGAGCGGATCAGCGGGCCGGTGTCGTGGGCGCCGACGATGACGGGCGCCTTGGACCAGACGAGCGCTGCGGCGTTCAGGCTCTCGCCAGCCTTCGGGTAGGTCTGGCTGCGGATCGAGTTCGCCAGCCGCCGGCCGAGCCCCGCGCCGGTGATCTGGCCGCGCCAGGCGGTCTTGAGCCCGGTCCCGGCCTCGCGCATGGCGGCGGTCACGGCTTTCTCGCCGGCCTTCACCTCGGCGGCCATGGCGGCGACCAGATCGGGCGTGATGTCGAGCTTGAGCTTCATCGCGATCAGGCCGAGCGCANGTACCGACGGTCCAGACCCAGCCGCTCGCGGTCGCGGACGGNNTCGCCCTGGATGAGGAAGGCCTCGCCGTCGATCTCGATGCGGTCGCCGGGACGCGGGTTGGCCACCTCGGAAAGGCGCAGATCCAGCCGGGTGGTTTCCGACCAGATCCGCGCCTCGCCGAAGCCGGTAACGTCATCGGGCCGGCGCAGGATCGCCCGGACCAGCGAAGGCGCGCCGCCCTCGGCAATGTAGACGATGTCGCGCGCGAGATGCGCATCCGCGAAGAGCGCGTCTAGGGCGGATGCGAACGCGCTGGTCATGGCTATACTGCTCCCATGAAACAGGAATCGATTTCAGAGCGCCCGACGAGGGTCCGAGCCGTTCAGGCGCTGTCAGAGGCGTTCATGCGCCAGCACCCGGACACGTCCCTCGACCCGAAAGGCTATGCTGCAGATTTCCGCGACACCCTTCTTCCGCAGGTGTTGCCGGAGGATTTCGAAGCAGACCTGTCGTCCGGAGACGGCAATGAGCTGCAGACCAAGTTCCGGGCAGCGCATTCTTCATCCGGGCTGGCAGTCAACTGCTTCGCGCCGTTTCGGAGCCGGATCGCCGGCCTCGCCATGCCGATGGGTATCGGTTTCGACGATCTTCGCTTCGAATGGAAATGCCCCACCGGACTCCGCGGCGGCCGTGCACCCAACCTCGACGTCGTGCTTTCGGGCCCCGGCGGCGTGGTCGGGATCGAGTCCAAGCTGACCGAACACCTGTCGGCCCACCGGGCCGAATTCTCGCCCGCCTACGCAGAGCAGATCAGGGACACGCGGCGCGATCAGGGATACTTTCGCGAGATGCTGCGCCTCCGGGATCGCCCAGAACAGTACACCTGGCTCGACGCTGCACAGCTCATCAAGCATGCGTTCGGACTGGCACGCAGCTTCCCCGACCGACCGGTGACGCTGCTTTATCTGTTCTGGGAGCCCGCGAACCCGACCGCCGGTCCCGAGTTCGTGGCCCATCGAGACGAGATCGAGGAGTTCAGGGCGCGCGTGGCAGGATCATCGCCGGCGTTCGAGGCGATGAGCTATCCCGAACTCTGGCGCTTCTGGCAGGATACCGAACCGGCCGACTGGCTGGTCCGGCATCTCAGCAATCTTCACGCCCGATACGGCGTCACGCTCTGACTCAGGTCCGCCGTGCCGAGCGCAGCACCTGCGGCCGTCGTGCAGATCGGGAGCGGGTTGCTCTCGATCTCGAGCCGCACCCACTCGTCGCGATCCCGGTCGGGGATCGTGCGGGCGTAGAGCGGCTGGCCGAGGGTGTTCACCGTTTCGAACGTGTCGGCGGGGGCATAGTAGATCTCGAAGAGCCCCTCGATGCCCTCGGGATAGAAGAACGCCTTGTCGGTCGGCACGGTGAAGCCGACGCCGCCCCGGTAGCGGCGGAAGTTGATGCCGCCAAAGCTGACCTCGTCGGCGACGCGGCCCCGCAGATCGGCCGCCGCGGCGGTGTTGAGGTAGGTCTCCCGCACCTCCTTGTGGGCCACGAGATCAGCAAAGAAGGCCGAGCCGCATTCGGCACGGATCTGCACGGCCCCGGCCGAAAGCCCGCCCATCGAGTCCTCCACGCTCTCGATCAGCGCCTGGCAGCGCTTCCGTAGCGCCCCGGAGGCCGGGCTCGCATTGTCGAGGTCGAAGTCGATCTCTGTCGCCGGCGAGATGCCGAACTCGGTGAAGTAGTTCACGACCGTGGCGTGATCCTTCGGATCCTTCACCAGCCCCTGGATGCCGTTCAGGAGGTGGTATTCGAAGGTGGTCTCGGCGTCCTGGCGGAGTTTCCTGAGCCGATAAGCCACCTCGGTCTGCACCTGCTGTGTCGCGCTCTCCGAGCCGAAGTCGCGAACGGACTGGATCTCGGAGGCCCAGAGCACGTCCTGCTTCTTGAACTGGCGACAGACAAAGGCGCGCATCTCGCGCCGGTCCGGAACCTGCTGCTCGTAGGCCGAGCCGCGCTCGGAGAACGGGATCAGCGACAGCGTGCCGTCGCGGCTCTCGATCACGACGGTGCGGGAGCGCACACCGCGCGGGCTGAAGAGGTTCGAGCCCGAGAGCAGCGCGGGCTTGTAGGGGATGTTCTCGAGCGCGCGGGTGAGCTCGACGATGGTGAAGGCATCGCCTT